AGAATGATGTTCTCTATGATGGAAAGTGATGGTGGTAGTGATGGCTGATGTTGATATTACGAGCTTATCCGTAGAGATTTCTGCGGAATCGCAGGGTGCGGAGCTTAATATCGACAAGCTCGCTACCGCCATTTCTAATTTGCGGACAAAGGGCAATGTGTCAAAGGTGATTGATGGGTTGGACAAGCTCACCAATTCCCTCACTGCGTTAAAGTCCGCGCAGGGAGATTTTAGCGGTCTTGAAAGCGTTACTCGGTTCATTGATGGCATCAGCAAGGTCAATGCAAGTGAAAGCGCAAAGGGCATCAGTACACTGGCAAAGAGCATCGCTAAACTTCCGGAATCCCTTACCGGCATGGGCGCTCTTTCTGATAGCGTTGATACCCTGCTCGATGTTACGGATGCTTTTGACCTTATGGCTACCGTTCAAGACCCAAAAGGCTTGAAAAGTGCCATCAACGCCATCAAAAAAATCCCGGAAGCGGTCAGCGGCGTGCAGGGCATCGGTTCTGACATTGGCGATGTGAAGTCCGTCTTGAACGGATTCAATAATCTTCCTTCCGTCACTGCGCCGGAAGGATTGAGCAGCTTTGTAAGCCTTTTACGCCGAATCCCGAAAGCAGTGTCTGAAGCAAACAAAGCTGATTACACACAGCTTGCTGAAAGTTCCCGACAGTTGATGAACGGTCTTGCTCCGTTGTCTGTTCTGGATTTTAGCAATCTGAAAAATCTCGGAAGTGTCTTGAATCAGCTCAACAAGATTCCTGACCTTGCGCAAAAGCTGGATAGCAAGACGGTGGGTGACTTTTCTACTGCTTGCCAAAAACTGTCTGCAGCCCTTACTCCCCTTGCATCTCAGCTTGACAAAGTAGGCAACGCCTTTGCAAAGCTCCCCCCGCAGTTGAGCAAGGTTGTGACACAGGCGAACCGTGTGACCGCAGCCAACGAAAAGCAGCGCAAGAGCTATCTCAGCCTGTCCAATCAGATGAACGGTTTTATGCGGAACATGGCAAAGCTGATTTCGCTGAAAGCCATTGCTGAGTATCTTGGCAACGCTGTTGCGAAGTTTAACGACTTCTATGAAGCAACAGACTTGTTTCATAATGCTATGGGCAATTTGAGCGGTGAAGCCGATACACTCATTAGCAAGATGCAGGGCTTACTTGGCGTTGACCCGACCAAAGCGATGACTTACATGGCTACCATTCAGAGCTTAGGTACTTCGTTTGGTCTGACTAGCGACAAGGCATACGTTCTGTCTAAGAACCTGACTCAGCTTGCCTACGATGAAGGTTCCTATTGGAACAAAAACGTTGCTGAAACCTTTACTGCAATGTCATCCGCAATCTCTGGCGAGATTGAGCCTATTCGCCGTTTGGGCGTTGATTTGTCTCAAGCACGGTTACAGCAGGAACTTCTTGCTTTGGGCTTTAACAAGCAGGTTTCCAGCCTGTCCCAGGCAGATAAAGCAGTTCTGCGTTACATTGCTATTATGAAGCAGACCGCTAATGTGCAGGGCAATCTTGCGCAGACCATTCAAAGCCCCGCCAACCAGATCAAGATTCTAAAAGCCCAGCTTGATATGTTGGCAAAGTCTGTCGGCTCTCTGCTCTACCCAGCCCTGAAATCCATTCTTCCCCCGCTGATTGCCGCCGTGCAGCTCATCCGAGAATTCGTTGAGTGGGTGGCAAAGCTGATGGGCGTAAAGGTTGTGTTCACCGATTTTACCAAGAGCGCTGACAGCGTTGGCGGTATCGGTGACGCAATGGATGACACGGCAGATTCGACAAAAAAAGCCGCCAAAGCCCTCAAGGATTACACGATGGGCTTTGATGAACTGAACATCATTGACCCCACACAGGGAAGCTCCGGCTCTGGCGGCGGTGCATCTGCTGGCAACATCTTGGGCGATGTAGACCTGTCCGGCTACGATATGTTCAAGCAATACAATGAAGAGTTCGCAAAGCAGATTGATGCTATCAAGCAGAAAATCAAAGATATGCTTCCTCTTATAGCGACTGTAGCAACCGCTTTTGCCGCTTGGAAGCTCACAAATCTTATTACGGATATTGTGGACGCTATCTCCAAAATGAACGCACTGAAATCCATTGTTTTGGGGCTTGGCGTTTTTACAGTGGGCATCGTCCTTGAGATTACAGGCATTAAAGATGCAATTGAAAATGGCGTAAATGGGAAGAATTTCGCTGAAATTGTTCTTGGCGCTTTAATTGGAACTACAGGCGCAGCCATTCTTGGCAAAGGAATTGCTCAGTTTATCGTGACCGGCTTTGGCAATACTGCTGTTGGAGCGGCCATTAAAGCAGCTGGCGGCTCTACTGCTGGCGCAATTATTGGAGCAGCAGTTGGCGGAGTAGTGACCGGCATACCTATGTTTGTAACGGGCGTTTACGATGCTGTCAAAAATGGCTTAAACACGTTAAACGGAATTTTGATTCCGCTTGGCTCGACAATGACTGGCGCAGGCATTGGCGCAATCATCGGCTCTCTTGGAGGCCCAATTGGTACGGGTATCGGAGCTTTGATTGGCCTGATTGTTGGCGCAATGACCGACGTTGGAATTGCCATCTATCAAAATTGGGATAAAATCACTTCTCAACTTGATAAAATGAGCGCCGAATTTAAACAATGGTTCGTTGGTGTCGGCGAATGGTGGAATGAAAAGTGGGAAGGCTTCAAGACCAATTTTCAGACCGCGTGGGAAAGCCTTCCCGGGTTTGTTCAGCATCCAATTCAGGCGCTTGACCAAGCGAGTGCAGGCTTAAAGCAGTGGTTTGCCGGCGTTGGCGAGTGGTGGAACCAGAAGTGGACCGGATTCAAAGAAAACTGGGACAAGGCTTGGAACAGTTTGGTTGATACAATCAAAAATCTCCCCGCAAAATTTTTAGACTATGGCAAAAACATTGTTCAGGGCTTGATCAATGGTATCAACAAAGGCATTGAGAACGCAAAGAAAACTGTTGGTGGACTTGCAAAGGCTATTCTAGATAAGTTCACGACAGATACTGGCATCCACTCTCCTTCTAAAGTCTTTGAACAGTTTGGTATTTACATTGACATGGGCCTTGCAAACGGCATTAACGCCGCGCTCCCCTATGTCGAACATGCTGTGACCAATCTGGCAAACGTTGCTCAGCAGAAGGGCAACGAGATGATTGACTATGGCGCAGACGTTGCAAATGGCTTTGTTGATAACATGGTCAATACGTTTGACGCAAAGTGGAATGAAATTGACAACAGTCTCAAGAGCGACTTCATTGGCACGATTAAGGGCATGATCGATGCGGTCAAGAAAGGTGATATCCAAACCGTCGCCGAAAACACAGCAGCTATCATCTGGAAGGCAATGGGGGAAGAGAACCGAAAACAGGTCAAGTCTTATGCTTCTGACTTGGTTTCCAATCTCACCAGTGCTCTTAAAACCGTTGGTTCCAAAGTATTTTCTTCTGCAAAACTTGTCGGAAAGAACATTTTGGATGGAATTACATCCAAGTTTGGCGAAATCTCCACGCAGGTCGTCGGTCTCGGAAGTAAAATTGCGTCCTCGTTTTCTTCTCTGATCGGACCAATCTCGGCATCCGGCAAGGCGATCAGTATTGGCCTTTCTTCTGGCGTTTTAAGTCAGTTCCCGTCTATCATCGCTGGCATTGCCGGGCTTATCGGTCAAATTGGAGCTGCATTTATGGGCATCTTGCAGACGATCGGCAGCGTCTTGGCTTCTCTCGGGATTCCGACTGGCGTCATCATGATTGCTGGCGGCGTTGCAATTGCAGCAGCCATCGCAGGAATTGTCGGAACGCTTGTTGGAAAGTACGGAACAAGCTCCAGCCCGTCCGTAGACAATAACTACTCGAGCTACCCTGGCACGAGCGATTATGATTCTGCCAATGGCTCCAATACATCTTCCGGTAGCTATTACCCGAGTTCTTCCGCTAGCGGAGCGAGCCCCGAAGAGCTCCGTAGCGCAGTCCACGACGGGTGCTATAACGCATTCCTTGACATCTTCCAGCGGTACGGAGACGAGCTTACCGGAGGGAAAGAGCTCAAGATTTACCTTGATGGTAAGCAAATCACTGCGTCCGTTGAGAAACGGCAGTCTGAGCGTGGGTTCCAGATTATGGGAAACGAAGTTTACAGCTACTAAGGAGGTTTACGTTTTATGCAATCTCTCGTCACAGTAAATGGCAGAGAGCTGCCTGAGCCTTCCTCCTACGACGCTACAACAAGCACTATAGTCGATTCTGGACGAAACGTACAAGGCAAAGTCGTTGGGTCTGTGGTGCGGCACGATGTTGCGAAGATTTCTCTAAAATGGAATTATCTTACCGCAAGACAGTGGGCGGACGTCATCGGGCCGTTCACCACAAACTTTTACTGCACTGTTCGGTTTTATAACCAAGCGACTGCAAGCTACACGACAAGGCAAATGTACGTTTCCGATAGAACCGCTGGGATGTGGAGGCGTTCCCCGTCCAACGGAAACGTTATGGGATGGGTCGGTGCATCCCTTAGCCTGGTTGAAGTTTAAGAGAGGTGATTATTTATGGGCTTTCTGCCTTCCGACAAGTGGCTTGAGCAATACGACAAAACACTTGTTCCGGAGATGTTTGTTCGCATCACTTACCACGTCTCTGACGATAAGGCCCAAGCAGACGCCATTGCCAGCTCTTCCAACCAGGCTTTATTCAGCAACACGTTGTCTGTCACAGACCTGGATTCTGCTTCTTTAGCCAATTATGCCACCGGAGAACCTAATTTGTGGGTCCTTGACGGGAGCAAACTTTTAGTCCCAGGTTCAGAGCCCTACGAGAACGCTGGGTATTTAAGTATGGATTGTGTTTCTGACACAAACCATCCAATTATCACTTTCTCTTTCAGCAAAACACACACTGAAAGAATCCCCGGAATTACAATCGTGTGGTCGTCCGCTTTAAATGAATATGCAAAATCTTTTAAATTGACGGTTTATAACGGCAGCGAGCTTGTTGCAACAAAACAAGTTGACGGCAACCAGTCTGTTGAATCCTCTGTAGATTTTGAGATTTCCGGATATGATTCAATCACTTTGGAAATTTTAGAGTGGTGCATCCAGGGCCGCAGAGCAAGAGTGGAGCGAGTTGAATTTGGTCTGCGTGTCCAATTTAGCAAAGCGGATTTGCTTTCTTATACGCATGAATCAAAACGCGACCCGATTTCTGGGCAGCTTTCCAAAGATTCCGTTTCGTTTTCTGTTGATAACTCCGAACAACGCTGGAACCCGGTAAACCCAGGTGGACTTTATCGGTATCTTTATGAACGTCAGGAGATTTCAGTTCAGTATGGCATGGACATGGGAGATTCAATCGAATGGATTGATGGAGGGAAGTTCTTTCTTTCTGGATGGACAGTCCCAGCAAATGGCATAACAGCATCGTTTGACGCCAGGGATGCTCTGTCATTCCTCCAGGATTCTATTTATACCGGGCACACAAGCGGAACGCTTTACCAAATGTGCTTTGACGCATTAGAACTTCTGGACGTTTCCGGGATATCTTATGAGATTTCGGAAGAATTGAAAAACTATTCTTGCGACATCCCGTCCGATACTTCTTCTTACAAAAACGCCGATGTTCTTCAGCTTGCTGCGAACGCAGCCGGGATGGCTCTTTACCAATCCAGAGATGGGGTCATTCACATTGAACGTGTTCCTCTTGTTCCAGTCACGAGGTCTGGTATTGAGGAAATATCGCTCTTGAATAGCTTTAAATACCCAGAAATAACGTTTTCGACAAAAATAAAAAACGTATTGTGTAAGGTTGGCGGTGAATCCGTTTTTTATCCAGCCGGAGCTAGTGGGAACGGAGCGACCCAAAGCATCAATAATCCGCTTGTATCGAAATCTGTATCTTCTAGCGCAAAAAATGCGTTGACCGAAACATATGCACTTCTTTCTAACAGAAGAAAGGTAAACTTGGAATTTCGTGCAAGCCCTCATATTGATGCGTTGTCTTTTGTTAGAGCAAACCATCAGTTTGGATATGCATCGAACGTTCTCGTTACGGATGCCAAGTATACCTTTAACGGATGTTTTAAAGGTACGATGGAAGGATATATGGTGGAAAGTGCGAGTGCCCTTAGACTTGACAAGGACTCCGTTTTTGTGGCTCCTGGAGAGACCGTTCGTTTAACCGCAACTCTTGTCCCTTCCTCAGAGGATTCCCCAGCAATCGGATGGGAAGCATCTCCTCCCGGCGTTGTTTCCATTTCCGTGGTTTCCAACAAAGGCGGCGTTTCTACTTGCGACATTTCTTTTGTTTCCAGTGGAGATGCCGTAGTCACAGCCTTCGTATCTTCCGTATCTGCAAAGTGTACCGTTATCAGTCAAGCTCCGTCTTTGTCGGATATGCCGGAAGGATCGTCTGTTTACATTCAAGAAAGTGGTGCGGATGTAGAGTTTGTTGTTGCAAAACATGGGTATGAGCCTGGTTTAAATGGTCCCGGAAGAACACTTCTTATCAGGAAAGAACCTCTTGCTGAAACGGTGTGGAACCAGACGCACGTCAATATATACGACGGAAGCTCCATCGACAGGCTGTTGAAGGGAGATTACGCAAACAGATTTAGCGATACCGTCAAGTCCGCAATGGGGCTTACCTCTTTTTATTACACGGTAGGCGGTAGCACTACGGAAATCAGAACGCTGTCTCGCAACGTCTTTCTTCCGTCTATTTATGAAATGTTTGACCCAGAAGACAAAAACGCAGATGTTTATGTAAATGGGAGTAACCCATTTTTCAAAAAAGAAGGTTCTGTACTACCAAAGCAAACCCGAAATGTTTTTGTTCAGTCTTATGATGATTCCGCCAATCGTCTTATCCGCAGATGGTCACGTTCCCCTGCATGGCGAGATTTTGATGGAAACCATATCGTGGGCCAACTCGTTGGGACTTACAGTCTTGGAACGTCTAGTGCAGGTAGGATTTTTTTCCTCACAGAGCAGTACAATGCTTGGAGCTCTAACAAGTTCAGCCCTGCTTTCACGCTTCCGTCCACGACTAAAGTCGGCAACGGCAAAAAGATTTTGCTTTAAGGAGGGACTATGGCGATTTGGATTACAGACAGAAGCCAAGACGATGTTGACCGCCTAAAGTTCATTTACAGTAAAGCCGTGAATGGGACCTGGACGGATGAGGAAAAAGCGGAGTGGCTTTCCGGTATGAAAGGGGCTCTTGACTACAGGGATTTTTCGAGAATAGAAACCGGCATATCCGAGCTTGCTTCACTTCTTGGTGCGGCCGTAGATGTCAAGACGGACTGGAACATAAACGGGTATCTTACCACGTCAGATGCTACTAGGTGGCTGTCGAATATCGAATCTATTCGTTCTAAAAACTCAGGAGACGCCAAAACTGCACCGACACCTACGTCTATGGATAGGCTCGGATTCGAGACAATGAACCAACTTGAAAGCATTTTGTCAGACATAGAATCAATCGCCAAAACTTACGTTACTTTTTCTGGCGAATACATGGCTGGGGAGGACCAATATGGTTTTTGAAGACCGCATATCAAAATATCCTGGAAGGTGGACGTTAGTCCGTGAGGATGGGTCGTCTGAAGTTGTAACGCTTATCCGAAACGACGAACCCATAAAGGACGGCACACCGATCAACGCATCCACTTTAAATGAGCTGAGCACAGTTGCAGGGGCCATTAACGCAAAAGAAAAAGCCGTTTCTGCGGCAAATTCCGCTGCGGAAGAACGTGCAAAAGCAGAACAGGCTGCAAAAAATGCCGCAAAAGATGTTTCTGCAATTGTAAAAGCAGACTCTGAAAATGCAGCTTTGTCTGCTGCTGCTGCCAAGACAAGCGAAATCAATTCAAAGAGTTCGGAATCTCAGTCTGCTACTTATTTGCAGGGCACAAAAGAATACTTTGAGCAGGTCCGCACCATCACCATCGGTGCACAAGGGTGGTACGCCACGCCGGAAGCTCTGAAAGCCGCTGTTCCCATAGGCGAAAATGGCTGGTGGGCAGTCGTTGGTACTACGGACACCATTTGGACGTGGGACGGTGACACCGGCGCGTGGGTCGATACCCGCAAAGAGGTGGATCTGTCAGACTACCTGACGCAAAACCAGATCAGGCAGCTGCTTGAGCAGTACATGCCCCTTCGCCCCGCCACTGCTACCTTGCTGGGCGGCGTGAAGGTAGGCGACTATCTGGACATTGCCCCGGACGGCACCCTGAGCGGCAAGACGCTGTATGACACCATCGCGGCCAGTGTGGCGGTCAAGTCGGAGGCGCGGCTGGTGTGGAACTATGCCGGAGAAACGCCGAACCAGATCAAGCAATACAGCTATCAAATCCCGGATAACGTGGACTACCTGCACATCACTGTGGGTGCCAACCCGATCTACACGAACGACATTGCCCGCGGTAGCGCGGTGAGCGGAAAATTCGGCAACGGTTCTGCATGGACAACCACTGCAACCATTACTTTCCACGCAAACGGTACTCTACAATTCGAGTGCAACTCAAAGATTGTTTCCCAAGGCTTTGAATTCACCGGCTACCACTATCCCACCCTTGCCGAACTGCTGACCGAGACCCAGGCCGCGCAGGCGGACACGGATGCCCTGGCGGTAGATCATGAATACCGCGTCGCCCTGCTGGAACTGGGGATGACCGACGACACCACCACTGACACCACCACATAAGGAGGTAAAAACTATGTTGTATCGTATCTGTAAACGCCTGATCGAGCGCGGCCAGACCGCTGGCCTTGCGGAAAAAATTGATGTTTTTTACGCACTCGGCCGCATCACCGAGGCCGAGTACAAAGAGCTGACCCAGCTGCTGGCCCAGCAGGAGGCCGTCCATGGCGCTTAATGCCTACTCTTGGACATTGGGGGGTGATCGCAATAAACAACACATTTTTGACCGCACTTTTTAACTTTTTGAGCCGTTTCTTTGCCGCTTTGGCGGAAGAACAGGTAGAACAGGAGGACACAATGGCATCTGTGACTGAGGTGACCGAGTGGACGGGAGCACCGCCCTACCGCTACATCGACGTAAGCCGGTATCAGGGCAACATTACACTGGAGGGCTGGAAGAAGGTCAAAGCCGCTGGCTATCAGGGCGTCATGCTCAAGACCGTCAGCACAAACCGCAGGCTCTCCAAGCGAGCGGACGGCCTGTACATCGACCCGACCTTTGAAGCAAACTACCGAAATGCAAAGGCGGCAGGTCTGGCGGTGGGTGTGTATTACTACACCTACGCCACCAGCAAGGCAATGGCCGATGCAGAGCTTTCCCTGCTGGCTGACGCCCTGCGTGGCAAGACGCTGGAAATGCCTGTGGCGGTGGACGTGGAGGACAACAAATTCAGGGTTCTTGGCAAGCAGGCGCTGACCGACCTGACAGCCTACGCCCTGAAAAAGGTGGAGGACATGGGCTTTTATGCCCAGCTCTATACATACACCAGCTTTGCTAAGACGCGCCTGTATATGGGCGGTGCTGCCCTCAGCCACTACGACGTGTGGCTGGCAGACTACACGGGAAAGACACCTGCCGTGACCTTTGCCTACAACACTCACCAGCACACCAGTAAGGGCAGCGTACCTGGCATTTCCGGTCACGTTGACCTCAATGTGACCACACGCAACTACCCGAAGATCATCTGCAAGAAGGGCCTGACCCGTCTCCGGGAGGACGAATGAGCGAGGCTATCACCGTAGCGCTGATTACCGGCGGTCTGAGTTTGATCGGCGTTATTTACTCCAATAGCCGCACAGCGCAAAACATGGATGCAAAGCTGGACAAGCAGCAGGCCATCACCAAAACCAAACTGGAAGAACTTACTCGTGAAGTGAGGGAACACAACAACTTTGCGCAACGAGTCCCGATTTTAGAAGAGCAAATGAAGGTCGCCAATCACCGTATCGCAGACCTTGAACAGGAGAAAGGAAACTGAACATGGCAGCAATTCTTAATTTCATCCCCGCCCCCGTCGCAATCGTTCTCATCATCGTCGGCTTTGTGGCTCTGGCAGTCGGCGCTATCCGCATGGGCTATAAGCATCTGGTCAAAGATCTGGCCTATGACCTCGTGTGCAAGGCCGAGGACAGCATCATGGGCAGCGGCCAGGGCGCAAAGAAAAAGAAGCAGGTCTTTGACGCGCTACGTGCGGCCTGCCCTGCATGGCTGAAGCCTATCATCACGGATGAAGTGCTTGACGCGGTGATTGAAAAGGCCGTAAGCCTGATGAAGAAGGCACTGGCAGATAATCATCCTGCTATCAACAAGGAGTAATTTATGATCGCGCTAAGCGTATCTCTCGCATCCAATGGCGTCGTCAAAGTGCCGGGCTATGAGCAGCTGGTGCGCTTTGGCTACACCAAAAACTGGGGCGTGTACCGCCTTGCCGTCACCGCTTCCGGCGAGTGGGAGGGCCTGACCATCCGGGCTTTCTGGCACGTCCCGGACGGCAAAGACCCGGCATCCTCGCTGGTGGTGGACGGCTATGTGGCCGTGCCCGCCAGCGTGACCGCACAGCCCGGCAATGGGTGCGTGACCTTCGAGGGAAGCGATGGCACCCGCACCGTGACAAGTGCAGATCTGCGCTACCGTGTGGCCGCCAACTCCGGCACGGAGGACGGCAGCATGCCGGAGCCTGGCACCCCTGCATGGCAGGAGCTGGTGGATGCCGTGCACACCGATGCCACCGCCGCAGAGCAGGCTAAGACCGACGCGCAGACTGCAGCACAGCAGGCAGGAGCAGCCGCACAAAAGGCCGCTGCCAGCGAGAAAGCCGCCGGTGACGCACAGAAAAAGGCCGCCGAGAGCTTGCAGGAGCTCAAGAACGGCATTGCATCCGGAGACTTTAAGGGCGAGCCGGGCACATCGCCCACAGTCACCGTGCAGGATATCACTGGCGGCCATCGTATCGTCATCACCGACGCGACCGGGACCAGCTCTGTCGATGTGCTGAATGGCAAGCAAGGCGACCCAGGTAGACCGGGTGATACAGGCGCAACACCTGAGCTCACAATCGGTACGGTGGAAGAGGGCGACGCGCCATCTGCGACAATTACTGGCACGGCTAAAAATCCCGTGCTAAACTTTACACTTAAAAGCGGCGCACCCGGCAAAGACGCCACCGTAGATGCCACCCTGAGCCAGAGCGGGCAGGCAGCTGACGCTAAAGTGACCGGCGATGCGCTGGCAAGCAAAGCAGTCATCGACGACACCACAGTCGGCACCGACGCATGGAGCAGCAAGCACATCGTGGACATGCTCTGCCCGCCCATCTCTGAAACCGGGAATCCTGTTGTGTGTCACCCCGTGGCGGGGAGTAAACTTTGCTGTAAGGTGAGCTGGGAGCCGACGCAGGAGGGCAGCGGTGACCCAAGCCCGGATAACATCCGGCCTATTTCCGGGCGGGATGCGGTGAAAGTGGAACGGTGCGGGGAGAATCTGCTGAATTTGCCTATTGAAAAAGAATCGGGTGGAATCAGTGTTACAACAGAACCTGATGGGCGCTATCACTTGAGAGGCACATTGAATATGGACGGATTTTCGTGTAGCATCGGCACCGTCCGCCTGCCAGCAGGTACATACACTGTAAACCGAGCTTCAATCAGTACTCCTTTGTCTACTAATGCAATTGTAATTACACTCAGAAAAAATACACCTACCGGCAGTGTAGATTGGATTGAAACAAGTATCGGTGTCGGCAAAAATACTGGCAGCTTAGCCAAGCCAACAAATATTTCAATTTCCTTTTATGGCGCAATCGCATCTATTAAAAAGGGCACGGTGATAGATACATATTTTGAGCTTATACTTGTTTCTGGCACCACCGCCCCCACCACCTACGCCCCATACACCGGCCAAACCTCCACTCTGACCCTGCCCCGCACCATCTACGGCGGTACGGTGGATGCAGTGACGGGAGAGGGGCAGGAGGCGTGGAAGTTGTTGACGCTGGATGGAACGGAACCATGGAATGCCGTTGGATCAGGTGATACTCTTTATTTTCAGAGCACTTCGATTTCCATTGGAACAAGAGTGCTGTCCAGGGGCGATTATTGCACAACGTTCCCTATTGCATCGGTTTCAAGTTCGAATACGGTACAAGGAGTAAACGGGTGGAAAACATCCCTATATCTGCGTTGGTCTACATTTGCGAACGTTGCCGCTTTGAAATCCTACCTCGCCGCCCAGTACGCAGCCGGAACCCCTGTGCAAGTCTGCTACAAGCTCGCCACTCCCACCCCTTTCATCGCGACAGGCGCACAGCCTATCCCCGCCCTCCCCGGCGTGAACACCTTGCTGACCGATGCAGATGCCTTGACAGTGACCGGCAGAGCAGACCCCATCAAACGCATCACGGACCTTGAGGACGCAGTAGCGTCCATGACCTAAAGGAGGTACATATGGCAATTAAATCGAAAGCACGCCACGACCTGACCCTGCGCTCCATCAAGCGAGAAATCGCCGCCGGACGCGACGTGGCATACTGGCTGGACAAGGCTTACACCCATCTGGACAGCGGATTGCTGACGGAGGACAACATCGCAGAGGTGGAAGCTCTGGCAAAGGCGTACTATGACGCACTGGACGCGGAGGACAGCGCGATTGATGCGCCGGACGATATGACGCAGGAGGAATGACCATGAGCAGCACTACATATCCTGAAAAGTGGCCCAAAACGGCCATTTTAACAAATGAGTTCAACTTTTTAGCTGTTAAAAGTCGAACTCATTGCGATTTTGGTAAAGTCAACAAAATCGTGAAACCTGACCATTTTGCCAACCCCGGCAAAATGTTCGCCGCACAAGAACAATTTCGTGACATCACGAAAATGGTGACAAAACGTCACCGGTTTGCCGTGCTTGGCAATATGGTGCGCAACGCCGGACAGCTGCCGCAGCCCTTCTGGCTCGGTGCTGCCTGTGGCGGCGGCTCGCATAGTCTTTCCGCCAGCGTTGCAAGGGCTTAATGCAGAACAGATAAAAGCTGTGATAAAACGTGCGCCGCTTGGGAGGTATGACCGGAAAATCGCCCGGTTGCGGTACGTTGACCAGCTATGCCAAGTTGATATTGCAGCGCGTGTGCCGTATTGTCGGACATCAATCAGCAATAGGCTAAAAATTATTGATAAAATGCTGAATGCGTGATATACTAATCTTGTCTAGGGATTAGTCGGAGTTTTTGCTCTGGTTATCCAAAAGCGGCAGGCTTTCGGGTCTGCCGCTTTTCTTTTTGCATGAATTGTGGTATAATTATCTCAACAAATCCACCCGGCCTTTCGAAGAAGCGCATTAGGGTGGATATTTGCCAGCTAGCCCAGTGCTTTATCTGGGAATGAAAAAAGCGGTTGCCAGATAGGCGCCGACCAGTCTCCCACCCGCCTACTTACAGTGCGTACCATGCGGGAGACGCAGAAATCCCCCGGTGTTCCGTTTGGAGCATTGGGGGATTTTTTTACTTTTTCTTCAATTCCTCAAGCCTGCTGGAAAGTTCTTCTTCCCATCCTTCATGTTCTTTAAGGTACGGGGCGTAGATCAGTTCTTCGGCCTCTTTGCGGGCCGCAACGGCTTCTTCGATTGTGTCATAGCTGCCGAGATGATATTGCTTGCGTTGGAAATTGATATATGCACGCCATCGACCGTGGCAGTCTTTGCACACACCATTCGCGCCAGAAGTGGAATTTTTATTGATATGGCCTCCGACCGCCCTTGTGCGAATCGACATAAGGGAAGAGCCACCCGCGTAAGCTGTGCTGTGAATTGCCCCGGTTTTCTCTCCAATGTCCCTGTTGCAATCTGCGCAATGCTGGATCAGAGGAAGCCTTGTGATCTTTACGGTGGTTTCCTTCCCACATTTCGGGCAAATAGCACGGCACAGAAAATGACCTGACCTCTTTTCGGGCAAAACTTCCAATACTTTCCATCCGTTGATGACGTGTCCCTCTTTTTCCTTTGCCTTTTTCAGTCTTGCGGTTGTCAGGCCTGGCTTTTGCCCTCGATTCGCGCAAGACAGACAGCTGCGGCTTTTGCCAAGACGCAGGGAGCTGTCATACACGTCTTTTACCACTCCGCACTCACACTGGCATGTGTAGTAGTGCGGCTTTTCAGACGGCGCAAGTACCGTCCACTTTCCAAAATGCTTTCCAGTCAAATCTTCTGCCATAACATTTTCCTCAGATCAGGCCGTAGTGCTCGGCCAGAAGGAAGCGTACATACACCGGGCACTCCCTCTCGCCCAGGCACCAGCCCTGCACCGTGCGGCGCGGGATGCCCGCACCCTTTGCAAAGGCGGTCTGGCTGATGCCGGATGCCACCACCATCTCCCGCACGCTCATGCGGGAGACGTCCCAGAGATGGGACAGGCGATCTGTCAGCTCGGCTACCAGAACGCACAGCTCGTGAACGGTCTGGAACGCAGCGTATCCAATGGCGATAACGCCATTAACCTTGCTATCATGCAGGAGGGCAATGCTCGGCAGGCCGGTCAGACCGCACTTGCCACGCAGCTGGCGTCTTGCTGCTGCGAGAACAAGCAGTTGATCGGCGATCTGAAGTATACCATCGCAACGGAGGACTGCGCTACCCGTCAGGCTATCGCAGACAATGCCCGTGCCATCGTGGACACCTGCAACGCAAACTACCGCGCTATGATGGACTACTTCACGCAGGATAAAATCGCCACTCTGACCGCTGAGAACCAGAGCCTGAAGTTCGCCGCTTCTCAGGATCGTCAGAATGCGCTTCTGACCACTGTGATGTCCCAGCAGACCGATACCATCCTGAACCGGGTCAATCCTCGTCCGATTCCCGCTTATCAGGTGGCAAACCC